TATCTTCTTGAGTCCGGCCGCCTTGGCCTCTTCCCATGCTTCCTGTGTCAAACGCTTGGCCTTGGCCTTACGTGCCTGTGCCACCGCACTGGCGTTGACCTTCTTTAGGTTGGGCACTATCAGATCGTACTGTGCGTCCTCGGGTGCGACATATGAGCAGTAGGTGTTCTTGCTGGCGTGTATCTGTGTCAGCAGATCTCGGTTGTTTAGGTACTTGACTCTCTTCATAATTTGTTCTCTTTATATTGTGTTGATTCGTGCCGTATGGCGAATTAAGTGTGCCTAAAATAATGCCTATAAATATAGTTAAAGTATACGAAATTTTACAAAGGAAAGCAACCATATAATGGCATTCGGAAACATAGGCAAGATAGTCAAGAACGTGGGAGGGGGCATATTCAACAGGACCCTGGGCAGGCTCACGGGTGCTGGTATTTCCACAGACAGTAGGATCGTAAATGCGAGAGCCAAATGGTCTGGCAGGAACGACAAAAAAGACTGGCGTGTGAGACTTCAAGTACCACCAGGAGATTTACAGAAGTTTTTCGATTTTGACAATAATCCTATTATGAAACCACTTGCGGATTCACAAGGAATATTTTGGCCGTTGACACCAACTATGATTGTACAACACAGTGCAAACTACAATCCCATGGATCAAGTGCATAGCAACTTTCCACATCAAGCATATCAAAATTCACAGGTAGATTCCTTCAATGTTATTGGAGAGTTTCCTGTACAGAACTCCGAGGATGCCAAGCACTGGGTAGCAACGGTAAATTTCTTAAGGACAGCCACTAAAATGTTTTTTGGACAAGAAGGAGGGATCGATGGACTGAAAGGTAATCCGCCACCTATCTTGCACTTCTATGGTTATGGTGATCACATGTTCAACAAGGTACCTGTTGTCATGAACACTTTCAACGTGGAACTGAGACCAGGAATTGATTACATTTCTACCAAACAAGAAAATACTCCATACAGAGAATTGAACGGTCCTGATGCTGGATTTGAGCAATCAGTAATAGCGGGGGAATCTCAGACCTGGGCACCAACGCTGTCAAACATTTCTGTAATGTTGACACCTATCTACAGCAGAGATTCGATCAAGAATTTTTCTATGAAAAAATTCGTCAACGGAGAGTTGAACGGTAAAGGAACAAACGAGGTAGGATTTATTTAATGGCCAAGTACTCAAACACATCACCATATTTTGAGACAAGCGAGATTGCAAACTATCTTGACGTGTTAAATCCAAGGACCATAACTGCGGAGGACGACGACCAGAGTTACACAGTAGAAAGGACTTACGCCTACAGACCAGATCTTTTGGCCTATGACTTATATGGCTCACCTAGGTTGTGGTGGGTTTTCGCACAGCGTAACCCAGACCAGATAGAGGATCCCATCTACGACTTCAAACCGGGAGTGACGGTTCAACTGCCAAAGAAAGAGAACCTGCTCAAAGACTTGGGGATATAACCCATGGCACCAATCAATTACGTGAAGAAGAAATTAGACAAGGAGAAATGGTCTAACTACGAGAACGCCGCCTACGCAAGGAAGGATAGCATCAAGCAACTTCCGTTGAATCCTGATCCAAATGTATTACACCAGTTCGCCTCATACAACACACTGTTCACGCTGTCTGCTCTCAGTTCAACAGAGATAAGGAACCCGAAACAGTTCTTCCAGGGCAAGCCACACGACATCATCGCACAGAGTGGTGGCATAGGACCAGATGCCAACAGGAACGACAAGCCGGCCTTCGAGCAGGAGAACCAGTTCACGGATGAGACAAAGAAAACAATAATAAAGAACCAAGGCCTCCGAGATGCGTTGGGCAGGGCGACCACAGAGTTCATGAAGAACAATGACCTCTATTTCAGGAACGTGGAGATGACATCCGTACCAGGTTACAATGAGAAGAGGCGTCTGACCAGTGTCACTAACATAAAAATGGAATTGGTCGAACCCGCAGGCATCACACTACTCGAGAAAATCAAAGCCGCCGCGGCCAACAACGGTTACTTGGATCACTTAGACGCACCATACATGCTCACGGTTGAATTCAAGGGTTTTGATGAGAACGGAAAACAAATCAAAGAGAACAACGATTACGTGAAGAGGGTGATACCGATCAAGATCATGACGATGGACATAGATGTGAACCAGGCAGGCTCTTACTACACAATACAGGCGATACCCTACAACGAGTTCGGCTTCACTAACGTGTACATGTATCCTAGGACCAGCGGAACTCTATCATCCACCACGAAGAATTTCAAAGATGCTGTGGTAGATCTCCAGAGAATACTGAACGAGCAAAATCAAGACGAGAAGGTCAGGCAATACAATCAATTCCCGGACCAATATGACATCTCGATAAGCCAAGACCTGGATCCGGACACGCAACTATCTTTCGACCTACTGTCACAGGTGGGCATGTCAGAGACCAGAACCCTTCAGGAGCCAGGCAGTGATGCGTTCAAATTGGATTACTTGAAATTCAGTTCAGAGACCAGCATATTGAAATTGCTGGAGGATCTGATGAGGACCCATCCCAAGTACGGGGCCAAAAGTTTCGAGGAATGGAGTGAAGCGGTCAGCAAACGAGGCACGGATAGATTCAATCCCAATGAAGGTCTATCAACATACTTCAAGTACTTCCGTATACGTACCAGCATAGAGCCCACGCCGAACTTTGATGAGATCAGACAGACCAACGCCAAGATAATACGTGTCGTGGTAGAACCATACTACATCAGTGCCTACAACTTGGCAACGGCTGGCGTACACCAGGATAAAAATTTCCAGACCTATGTGGCCAAGGACTACAACTACATATTCACGGGCGACAACCTTGACATACAGAACCTAGACATCAACTACAAGGTGGCCTACTACCAATCGAGGTTGAAGGATCTTGAGGCCAGTGAGAGCAGGACCTTCACTTCGGATAACACGGCCCAGAGCGAGGACACGGGCACACCTACCAACAGGCAAAAATGGGGACCATTTGATTATCTGCCGACCAAGACCGAAACCGGACTGTACAAGACCTCTAACAGTGGTAGGACAGCCAAGAGTGACGCAAGGGTTGACCAGTTTTTTGATGCCATCACCAATCCAACTGCTGACATGGTGGTCATCAGGATGGACATACTGGGTGATCCGGCCTGGTTGGGACAGAGCCAGTTCATTCCACCCACTCCGGTGAACAGCAACGGCAGTTCCGTAGACAACAATATCGAGTTCTTCAGGGGAGGAGAAAAAGACAACATATGGAATCCAACGCTGAGATGTTTCAATATGGACGTGGCAGAACCTGTGATCAACTTGACATTCAAAACGCCACAGGATCTTAATGATCAGACAGGCGTGTACGAGTTATCATCGGAGCGACAGGCGGTGTTCTCAGGCCTCTACAAGGTGTTCCAGGTGCAACACAACTTCACCGATGGCAAGTTCACACAGACTTTGACGATGACACGTTTCAACAATCAGGACCGTAAAGTGACACAGACCAGCAACGAAAAAATCGTCAAGAAAAACGGTGTAATAACTAGTGTAGGCTCACACGCCGCATTTGGTAATGCTTGGCAGAGAGTCATAGACAAGAAAATTATCAATGACCCCAATGGATTATCATAATGGCAAGTAAAGATTATTTGAAAGGACACGCATCCACCGCCAAGGCACCGGGCAACGACACGCAGTGGTCAGGTGAAAACGCTGGACCATACATAGGTGTTGTGAAAAACAATACCGATCCATTGAAGATGGGCAGGCTACAGGTGAACATACCCAGCCTCAGCAAAACATCAGATCCTGTCAGCGGAAATCTCATAACCTGTGAATATCTTTCGCCGTTCTATGGTGCGAAGGATGTGAGGTATAATCTTCCGGGATCAACCAAGTACGAACACAGCCAACACAGTTATGGATTCTGGGCGGTACCACCGGACATAGGCACAAGGGTGCTTGTGATATTCGCTGAAGGTAAAATGGACCAAGCGTTCTGGATAGGTTGTGTACAGGAGCCTTTGGTCAACCACATGGTTCCGGGCATAGCGTCCAGTGAGAAGACCTGGGACAAAAGCAGTGGTGGCCCAGCAGGACAATTCAGTTCAGATGTGGACAAGATGGACACGTATGGAACAAAAGTTGTTCCGTCAGGAGAAATCAACAGGAGCATACCGGGTGTGACAGCAACCAACTATGATAGCCTCAACAAGCCAATACACCCGATGGCAGAGGTATTACAGAAACAAGGACTGTCGGAGGACACCATAAGGGGGACAACAACCAGTTCGGCTAGGAGAGAGACGCCTAGCAGTGTTTTTGGAATCAGCACACCAGGACCTATAGACAAGACAACCACACAACAAACTGTGGGAACAAAAGATACTAACAAAAAAGATTTTGTGACAAGAAGGTCAGGACACACATTCGTGATGGACGACGGAGACACAAATGGCAACAACCAATTGACAAGATTAAGGACAGCATCCGGACATCAGTTACTGATGCATGACACACAAGGAATTGTGTACATAGCCAACGCTTCAGGAAACGCCTACATAGAGATGCAGGCAAATGGAAGGATAGACGTCTACTCTGGTGTTGGTGGTATAAACTTACGTACGGAGGGAGATTTCAATCTTCATTCAGATTTGAATATCAACATGCACGCCAACGGACAGATCAGGATGAGTTCTGCCAAGGAGATGATACAGAGTGCTGACGCAGTTGTTACTGTAGGAGACAAGGCTATCCTTCAAAGTTCTCCGGCGGGAGGCATACAGAACTACGCTTTGAATTCTATCAGTTCTTACACTCCAGGTGCTCAACTGCATGGAGCACTAGGACAGTTCCACGTACAGGGTGGTAGGATTGATTTGAACCTTCCAATGGGAGGTGTAGGCGACGATGGCGAGCAAGGTATAGCCAAGTGGGGACCACACTGGTTGAACGCAGAGAAGGTCGGTATGAATCTCAGAGAAGAGGGAGATGTGGAACTGGCACAGAAAGGACTTAAACCATTACAGGAATTCACAAGGAAGACCAAGACCACAGTTCACAGGTTGGTCACACACGAACCCATGTTCCGAGCAAGTGTGATTAGTGGTGATGGTGTGATACCTATCGACGCTGATGACAAGAAACAGTGGTACAGGAACGCAAACACACCAGGCACACCGGAATTCATAAATCAGCAGAACAGGGTAGATGCCAACAGCACAATTAGAGACGCACAGTACCAAGCGGACGCATTACAATATGTGAAACAGAAAATAGGCAACAGCACAGACGCCGCCAAAGCCAAAGAGTTGTTGACCGAATTTGGATTGAAGTACAATGAGATATACGGAATTACACAGAAAATAGATCTGCCATTTGACATAAAGGACAGCATCACAGAGAAGATCAAGGGCATAGAGTTCAACTCAGACATCAAAGATCTGACCAACACCCTCACATCTCAGGTGGTGAATGTTTTGTCAGGCAAGAGCACGGAACTGTTTAAAGACAACGTGTTCGTCAACCAAGCAGGTGAGTTGTTCTCACTCGCCGGGGATACCAACAAGACGGCCATTGGGGCAATTGACGTGGCCAACAAGACACTCAACACCATAGACGGATTGAAAGGTAACCTGAAATCAGGCGATGTGATAGGAACCATAGGCACGCTCAACAGCATAACGCAGAACTACACCACTGTGGTCGGAGGCAAGATCCTTGCCATGGACTCGATCAAGAAGTTTGCGACGGCGAAAGGATTGTTCAACGCCAGAGATGCCGCCATGGGCAAACAGACATTCCTACAGAACGTTGGCGGAAATATAGCGTCCAAGATAGGAAAACTGCCTGGTGCCCAAGGGATAAAGAACTTCTTTGGTAAGTTTAAATTTTAGGGAGTAAATATACAATATGGCATATGGAGATTCAGGATCAGGAGACCTATCAAATAAGTCAGTGACCTTCAAGGGTTTCAGTTCACGTGCGGACAAGCGTAACTTCAAACTTTACGACTTCGAAGTGGCCAAGCAGGACCTCATCAACAGGTTATCGATACGTAAGGGCGAGAGGGTTGAGAACCCGGAGTTCGGCACCATAATATACGATGCCATATTCGAACCATTCACAGAAGCGTTGAAGGACGCCATAGTTGACGACATCACTGCCAATCTCAACGCGGATCCACGCATCAGTACACAGGAGATCTTGGTAACGGAAGCGGACAAGGGCATAGCCATACAGGCCACAATCACATATGTGCCTTTGAATATTACTGAGAAACTACGTTTCAACTTCGACGAGAATTCACTGCTACGCCTATCTTAAAGTACGCACTTAATTTAATATATAAATATCCATACAAACAGTATGGCCACTACAGATAGACAGAACAGATTATTAGTCGCGGAAGATTGGACAAAGATCTACCAGGCTTTCCAACAGGCTGATTTCAAGAGTTATGATTTTGAAACTCTACGTAGGACAATGGTGGCCTACCTACGTGAGAACTACCCGGATGATTTCAATGATTTCGTAGAGAGTTCTGAGTACGTGGCATTAATTGATCTGATAGCCTACATTGCACAAGCACTTTCTTTCAGGGTCGACTTGAACGCAAGGGAGAACTTCCTTGAAACAGCGGAAAGAAGGAATTCAGTTTTAAGGTTAGCGAGACTAATCAACTACAACGCAAAGAGAAACAGACCCGGCACAGGATTATTGAAGGTTGATTCGATATCCACAACACAGGATGTACAGGACAGCACAGGGACAAATCTAGCAAATCAAAATATTATTTGGAATGATTCTGCCAACGCAAACTACAGAGAGCAATTCACTGCCATACTGAATGCGGCAAACCAGACAGGACAACTGTTTGGCAATCCAAGGGAGTCTGGCAAGATAGGCGGCATAGACACAGACGTATACACACTCAGTTCTAATCAATTGGATCTCCCAGTTTTCGACTTCCAGAAATCGGTAGGCGGTGTTTCTCGAAATTTTGAGATAGTGCCTAGCACAATAAGTGAATCGGAATCAATATACGAGTCATCACCAGTGTCTGGTACAGGACTGACGTACACATATAGGACAGATGGAGCAGGGGACAGTTCTAACAACACAGGATTTTTCTTCTTGTTCAAACAAGGTTCGATCGAGTATCAAGATTTCACAGTAGATACCAGTGTCACTAATTTTATCAAGAGTATTGACACACCAAACATCAACGACACAGATGTTTGGCTATACAAATTAGACCAGTTCGGACAGTTGTCTGAGAATTGGACAAAAGTTCCTTCGCTCACAGGTAACAACGCAATTTACAATTCTTTGGCAAAGACTGAAAGAAACATTTACAATGTCGTGACGAAAAACAATGATGCAATTGATCTTGTGTTTGGTGATGGCAACTTCTCCAACCTACCTCTAGGAAACTTCAGGGTATATTATAGGACAAGCGACAACACCAAGTATGCGATACAATCAGCAGACATGCAGGGAATACAATTGACGGTTCCTTACACTGACGCCAATGGAGCACAACAATCACTAGCAATGACTGTGAGCCTCAAGTCCAGCGTTTACAACGCGGCGGCCACAGAATCAAATGATTCAATAAAAGAGAAAGCGGCACAGGTCTACTATTCTCAGAACAGGATGATCACTGCGGAGGACTACCAAGTGGTTCCATTATCTGCGTCACAAGAGATTGTCAAAGTTAGATCTATTAATAGATCAGCATCTGGGATATCAAGAGCAAAAGAAATTGTTGATCCAACAGGGGCGTATTCAAATGTCAGTGTCTTTGCGGAAGACGGAATACTTTATAGGGAAGAATCAACACAGCAGTTCACATTCACTTTCAACAACAGAAGTGACATACAGTCAACCATAGACAAGTCTGTTGAAGCAAAATTAAAAGAAGCGTATGCTAGAAATTTCTACTATTTGAAATATGCCACAAAAGATGTGAGCACACTTTCAGCAACTTGGAATTCCACAACAACATCAACAAATACGAATACCGGTTACTTCACGTCAGGCGGAGCACTTGTGATAGGTGATTACGCTACCTCAAATATGAAGTACGCAAAACCAGGAGCACTCGTGAAATTCACTTCCCCAGACACCAGAGAATTCAAGAACGGAACATTAGTGACTTCAGGCACAGACGAAGCAGAAGATAGACTATGGGCCAAGATAGGTGCTGTAGTTTTAGATGGAGCAAACAGCGGTACCGGTAACTTAGAATCTGGTGTTGGTCCTGTGACATTAGCGAACATAGTGCCGAATGGTTCTGTTATAAATGCAATTATACCTAATTTGACAACGTCATTCTCTACAACATTAGAAGCAGATCTTATTGACAGGATAGAGGCATACGAAGAATTTGGATTAAGATATGATGTTGACACAGAAACTTGGAAAGTAATAACTTCAACAAATCTAAGCACCAGTTCAGATTTTAATCTTGCTTCGGCGGGATCTACTGCTGGTACTAACAGTGACGCAAGTTGGTGGTTCAAGTTTACAAACGACGGAAACACTTACACAGTACAGTACAGAAAACTAGATTACATTTTTGAATCAGAGGGTCAAAACAAATTCCATTTTGATTCACAAGAAAAAATCTATGATTACAAAACAGGCAAGAGTGTCAAGGATGTGGTCAAAATTCTAAAAACAAATAGTATTGTGTCTACAGGTAACAGCATTGGTTATCCGATAACGTGGCAAGTTACTGATGTGATCACAGAATCAGATGGTTTCCAGGACAACAGGAAAGTGAAAGTTGGTTTTTTTGACGACGACGATGACGGTGTAGTAGACAATCCCGAACTGTTTGACATATACGTCGAACCAACACTATCTGAATCAACAAAATTTGTGTTCTTTGAGAAGTACACTTCTTATGACAGCATCGAACGATTCAGACCATATGCGGCAACCAACTTTATTGTAACGCAGAACGAAACTGATATTAATCTTAATACTGCTACCTACTCAGACAATCAGTTGTTTTATTTCTATGACAGTGCCGAGGATGTGATCAAGAAATACAGTTCTACAACGAACACACTATCTACGACCACGGATTACACTGCCAGGATAGGCAGGGGTTCGATCAACTTCCAGTACAAGCATCACGCAGGACAGGATACGAGGATAGATCCCAGCGTGTCAAACATAGTGGATGTCTATCTTTTAGAAAGGACATATGATAATCTTTTCAGGATTTGGTTACAAGACGGAGGAACAAAACCTACAACTTCTACGTCAGACCAATTGAGGATCAATTACTCGGGCACACTAAACCCATTGAAATCATTGTCAGATCAGATAATATATCATCCTGTGAAATACAAGATACTTTTTGGTTCGAACGCTGAAGAACAGTTACAGGCAACATTCAAAGTCGTCAAAAATCCAAAGACCAACGTGTCTGACGCAGTGATCAAGACCAGGGTGATCAGTGCCATAAACGAATTCTTCGCATTGGACAACTGGGATTTCGGAGACACTTTTTACTTCACAGAATTAGCCGCATATGTACACAATCAACTCGCTCCAGACTTACTGACAGCGGTTATTGTGCCCAATCAGTCAGGACAGGGTTTTGGGTCCTTGTTCCAACTTGACTCAGCGGCAGACGAGATTTTCATCAGTGGGGCCACCGTTGATGATGTGTCAATCATAACAGCACTTGGAGCCAACCAATTGGCGGCTTCCGGCACTGTGATCACATCGACATCAACTGCCACGACAAACACTTCCACAGGATCAGCAGTGTCAGGCTCTACTACAACAGGTTCCGGTTCAAGCACCGGCAGTAGTGGATCAGGATACTAATGGCAGACAATCCAACTAACTCTTTAACTAATAACGAAGTTGTCAAACAAGGCACGAACGAATACAGACGTACTGTCCAACACCTACCCGCTTTCTATAGAACAGACGCCAACCAAAGATTCCTGGCCAGCACACTGGATCCTTTGGTACAGAAAGGTTCGTTGGAAAGACTAGATGGTTACATAGGCAGACAGGACGCATACACAAGGAATGTCACAGATAGATATCTAACAGCAACAAGCAGAGACAGGTTCGCATACCAGTTAGAGCCTACTGTGACATACACAGACAGAGACACAACTTCTGTGAATCCAGAGGACCAAGTCAAGTTCACTGGTACCTATGACGACTACATAAACCAGATCAAATACTTTGGTGGACAAGTAAACAACCACGACAGGCTCAATAAGGAGACCGTATACAGTTGGAACCCGGCCATAGACTATGACAAGTTGGTCAACTACAGGGAGTACTACTGGATCCCAGAAGGTCCTGGTGCAATAGAGATCGACTCAGTTGGTCCATCGGCAGTGGTCGAGTACAAGGTTATCAACAATGCCCGAGCGGCATATGAATTTGTTCACAGAGAGAATGAGAACAATCCAATCCTTACACTATACAAAGGAAACACGTACAAGTTTGATGTAGATGCCAAAGGACATCCTTTCTGGATAATGACCGAACCTTACAAGAGCAAAGTGTCAGCAGACGGATCAACCTCAACAATTTTTGACACAGGCGTAACCAACAACGGTGCTGACGAAGGCACTGTGACATTCACTGTGCCCACAACAGGTGTGCCAGCAACACTTTACTATCAGTGCGGTAACCACGATGCCATGTATGGAATAATACAGATCAAAGATGCCACAAGCACCACAATGATCAATGTCGAGAATGATATAGTGGGTGCCAAGAATTATAGCCTTAGGACGCTTGATCTTTCCAATGGAATGAAAATCAAATTCACAAATGCGTTGGTCACATCCGCTTATCAAGGCAAAGAATACTATGTGGAAGGTGTTGGTGAGGCAATAACTCTTACTGACGTTGAAGACCTGATAACCCCAGGCAGTTACGCCACAGAGTCAACTATACTTTATGATCAGGTTGGTTACGATTCAAGGCCTTATGCCAAAGCATACTACAGTCCTGAAACCAAGGATTACATAACCATAAAGAGGGATTCGATAGACCAAAACGCTTGGTCGAGATACAACAGATGGTTCCACAGATCAGTCATAGAAGAGACAGCAAGGATCAGTGGCCACACACCAGAGCTCAACGAGGACGACAGGGCAAAGAGGCCTATCATAGAATTTGATTCTGGATTGGCTCTTTACAATCATGGAACAGTCGCTAAAAAATCTGTAACACTTTTTGACACAGTGACCACAGATGCTTTCAGTGATGTGGTCAAGCAGACCGGTTATATCGTAGATGGTGTGTCACTTGCGG